TGTTCTACTGATGATGAGGCTCTTGAGTATGCTTATCGTTGGACTCAGAACATTGAAGATTCTTGGTCCAAGAAAGGCGAGTTAGATGGCAATGATAAAGTTGGTGTCATTTATGGTGATTATGATTCATCTGTTCCCGCCGACAAACCTGGTCATCGTAGCACCTCTTGTTCAGATCATATGATTTGTCGTGGTCAGGTTTATAAAGTCGAGCCAGTCGGTTTTAAGCCTGTTACTAAGATCTCAGTTGCTCGTAGCTGATACACTTGGAGATTCCCTGAGCATGGAGTAAAAAGGCTCATCAACTTAGAAAGGAAATGAAAATGGAACGCACCGAGAAATTTACCGCAGACGAGTTTAATGCTCTCCCCCGCAACGCAGATGGAGACATCATTGATCTTTACGACGCTTTCATTTGGTTCACAAAAGAACAGGTGAATGCTTTGACTGGGGATGACTACACCCGCGTCGATGAGTACAACGAAGAACTGCGCTGCATGGCTGCAGAATTTATTTAACAACACCACCGGGAGCTTCGGCTCCCGGCAACCAACTCAGAAAGGAAAGACAAATGAAAAAATTCGATGTTAAACAGGATGTGGTCAATCGCATCATTGAGAAGTTCGAGACAGTCGGTGAATTCGAGATGCCGTTCAAAACTTTCGGCACACAGAACTTCAAGACTGGTCATAGGTATCGTGGCATCAACATATTGTTGCTTGCGATGGCTGGCTACTCTTCTCCATACTGGGGCACGCCAAAACAGTGGATGGAAGCTGGCGCTGATATCTCTGGGGCAAAGTGCACTAAGATTGTGTTCTGGAATATCAAGAAGTATGAGGACGAGGAGAGTGGCGATGAGAAAACTGTTGCTTGGGCAAAGTATTACAATGTGCTCAATGCAGAACAGATAACTGGTTGGGAGCCTCCGGTTGCAGACCAAAAGGATGAAACTCAGATCATCATCGAGGCTGATACGTTCTTTAATAACATTGGTGTCAAGACAAAAATTATTGGTGGTCGTGCTTGCTACTCCCCCGAAACAGACTCCATTGGAATGCCAGCTCGTGATGAGTTTAATTCAACCAAAACTTCCTCGGCAACTGAGGCTTACTATTCTACTCTGGCTCATGAGAATGTTCATGCGACCATGCACAAATCTCGTTGCGACAGAGACATGAAGTCTTACGCTGCTGAAGAGCTGGTTGCTGAGATTGGAGCTGCGATGCTTTGCGAACAGTTGAGCATCAGTTCAGAGATGCGCGATGACCATGTTGCTTATATTAAGAGCTGGCTCAAAGCTCTCCGCAATGACAAGCAGTTTATCTTTACAGCAGCGAGCAAAGCGCAGGACGCAGTTGACTGGATGAACAAGGAACAGGGAGAGCAGCTTGAGGATGCTGCTTGACGGTTGCACGATTTGAGCATAACATTTCATCCTTACTGCGTTCCCATCGACAGTGAGCCTCCCTGAAAACTAGCCCCCCAATTTCTTGGGGGGTTTCTTTTTGGCCAATCACAAGATAACCTTATCGCAGTATAGTCATTGTATGACAATAATTTGCAGAGAGATTTTACTTGTCAGAGACAGCGAAAAAGAAACGTGGTAGACCGCGCAAGAAGCCAGAGCCAAAAGTTCAGGTTCAGAGGCCTGTTGATGACAGCCCACACAACTCTCATCTGAAGTGGGATGGCAAAGTTAGTGAGGGTGTTAATTTTGATGGACGGTTCAGCTCTGTCGAGCCTTTGAAGACACAGCAACCCGGTCGCAAAAAGCCATACAAGTGGAACCACAGAGCTTTGCAGAATTGGATCATGGGCCAAGCAGACCCTGCTGGCTTCCTTTCTTCTGTCATGCTCGGTAAAGAGATATTCCCTGTCTATGCTCAGGATGAAGAAGGCAATGTCCAGCATGTTGGCAAGATTGCCGCTGATCCTGAACTAAGAATTACAGCTGCCAAAACCCTGTTGGCCAAATGCGTTCCTGATCTGAAGGCAGTTGAGATCAATCAAACGATTGAAGAGCGCAAGGTCATAGACATTAGTGCATTGAGCGATAATGACCTCACCACAATTGAACGAGTTCTTGAGCACGCTGTCATTGACGGAGATCCGAGCGGAGAAGATGCGGAGATCCTTGAAGCAGTTCATCCTGAACTCTTGGCAAGTGATCGAACCGGGTCGTAACTTCTACGACAACTGGCACATCGATGCTATCTGTGAATATCTGCAGGCTGTGGCAGAAGGTGATATTCGTCGGCTGATAATTAACATTCCTCCAAGGCACATGAAGAGCATCACATCTTCAGTTGCCCTCCCGGCATGGCTGTGGACGCGCGATCCTCAGAAAAGGTTCCTGTTTGCATCATACGCCAGTTCTCTGTCAATAAGGGATTCGGTCAAGTGCAGAAGGCTGATTGATTCTCCTTGGTATAAAGAGCACTTCGGAGAAAACTTTAGCCTGACGACTGACCAGAACCAGAAGCAAAGATTTGATAATGACAAGACAGGCTACCGCATAGCAACCTCTGTTGATGGTGCGTTGACGGGTGAAGGTGGCGACATAATTGTTATAGATGATCCGCACAATGTTCGGGAAGCAGAAAGTTCTACTGTCCGGGAAGGTGTTCTTGAGTGGTGGGATCAGGCGATGCAAACTCGTCTTAATGATCCTAAGACAGGAGCATTTGTTATAATTATGCAGCGTGTGCACGAAGCTGATCTTACCGGGCACATTTTAGCGAATGATCTTGGCGACGATTGGAGTCACCTCTGTCTTCCTGCCCGTTACGAACCTGATCACCCGTCAATTGTCAGCGGTACTGGTGGTGGTCTTGATCCGCGCAAAGAGCGTGGCGAGTTGCTTTGGCCAGAGCGTGTTGATGAGAATACCCTGTCCAACCTAGAGCGTTCGCTTGGAGAATATGCTGCAGCTGGCCAGCTTCAACAAAGACCAATGCCTCGTGGTGGTACGATCTTGAAAAGCAAATGGTGGCGTGCTTGGGAGAAAGAAGATCTCCCCGACATCCAATATGTCATCCAGTCTTGGGACACTGCCTATTCTACCAAAGAGAGAACTAGCTATTCTGCCCGGACAACATGGGGTGTGTTTATGTTTGAAAACACATGGAATGCAATTGCTCTTGATTGCTGGTATGACAGAGTTAGTTATCCAGACCTCCGAAGAGAGGCTCAAGATGCCTATGCAGCGTATGAACCAGATGCTGTTCTCATAGAAAAGAAAGCATCTGGTCAAAGTTTGATACAAGATTTGAGAATGGCTGGAATACCTGTACTCGAGTATATGCCTGATAGAGACAAGGAAGCTCGTGCTCATGCAGCATCGGCATTGCTTGAAGATGGAAGAATTTGGTTTCCATCCCAGAGAAAATGGGCTAAAGATTTAATAAGCATATGCGCAGCGTTCCCTGCAGGGGAGAATGATGATATCGTAGACACGTGTACACAGGCTTGGCTGCGTTTGAGAAAAGGCTGGTTCCTTACCCATTCGGAAGACTGGGAAGACGAGGAAGATCAGCCTAAACAAAAGGTGGTGATGTATGGCTAAAGACCCAACCGCTATTATTCCTTTTTCTGAGGGTGCTCCTGGAGATGGCCTAGAAGTCGAGGAGCTTCCAACAGGCGAAGTTCTTGTTGGTGCTTTTGACATGGGGCAGGAGGAATCCGAGACTGCTTTTGACCAGAACCTTGTTGATGAGATTGATCCAAGAGAGCTGAAGGCCTCTGCCTCTGAGCTGATTGATTATTTCGAAGCTGACAAAGCTGGCCGGATGGAGTGGGAGCAGCGATATAAAGATGGCCTGAAAACTCTAGACCCTGATGGCAATCTCCAAGACGATGACGAGGATCGTGCGATTCGTGGCTTGAGCCAAGTTGTTCATCCGCTGATTGCTGAGGCTGCAACACAGTTTCAATCACGAGCTATCGCAGAGCTTTATCCTTCTGGTGGCCCAGTGCGCACAGTCATCATCGGTGAGGCAGATGACGAACTAGAAGATCAAGCGACTCGTGTCAAACAATACATGAACTATCAGATCACACAGGAGATGCCAGAGTTCTTTCCTGATCTTGATAAAATGCTTTTCCATCTGCCTCTGGTTGGTCAGACATTCAAAAAAGTCTGGTATGATCCTTCGTTTGATCGATTGACAGCACGCTTTGTTCAAGCAGAAGATTTTGTTGTATCTCCTGACAGCACTGACCTTAAAACTTCGCCGCGTTATACCCACACCATCAAGCTGTCTCGCAATGACTATAATAGATTCGTCAAAGCTGGCTACTACGAGCCGCTTGATCCTTATGCTGCTGGTGGGGATGATGATTCCGGGACAGTTGATCAGATCGAGGGAATCTCTCCTTACGACGCAGAGCGTGATGATGGCACAGTTGTTCTCCTTGAGATGCACACTTATCACATGTTCGATGGCATTGATGGTGCTGATTCGTCAGACGAAGATGGAGTTGCGCTGCCATATTGCATAACGATTGAGCAAAGCACCGAGAAGATCGTTTCTGTTCGCCGCAACTGGCGGGAAGATGACGAACGACAGGAAAAACGCGAATGGTTCGTTGAATACAAGTTCCTTCCGGGTCTAGGCTTCTATGGCTTTGGTCTTTATCACATCATTGGTGGTCTGGGCAAAGTCGCCACAGGTTCTCTGCGTGCTCTCCTAGACTCTGCTGCTTTTGCGAATATGCAAGGTGGTTTCAAGCTAAAAGGTCGTGTCCCCGGTGGAGAGATGGACATTGCACCCGGTGAGTTCGTTGATCTTGATGCAACGGTTGACGATGTTAAAAAAGCAGTCATGCCATTGCCTTTCAAGGAGCCATCAGGAACTCTGTTCCAGCTGCTTGGATTTATTGTTGATGCCGGACAGCGTTTTGCAGCTATTGCAGACTTGAATGTTGGCGATGCGACGAACCAAGCTCCTGTTGGCACGACAGTTGCTCTCCTTGAACAAGGCTCGAAGATCTTCAGCGCGGTGCACAAAAGGCTGCATGTCTCGCAAAGCAATGAGTTCAAGATCATGGTCGATCTTAACTCTATGCACCTCGATGACAGAGTAGAGTTTGCACAAGCTGGTGCTTCCAGTTTTATTCAGCGATCAGACTTTGACGAACGAATTGATGTCATCCCGGTATCTGATCCAAACATATTCAGCGCGACCCAACGCATTGCACAAGCACAAGCCATTCTTCAGATGGCACAAAGTGCGCCACAACTTCACGACATGTATGAAGCCTATAAACGAATGTATGAGGCTGTTCGTGTCCAGAACATTGACCAGATACTGAAAGAGCCGGAGGAAGCTGCACAGCTTGACCCTGTTGATGAGAACATGGCTGTTCTCCTCGGCAAACCAATCAAGGCTTTCAGCGAGCAGAACCACGAAGCGCACATCGCTGTTCATGTTCAGTTCATGAGTGATCCATCGCTTGCAGGCAATCCTGCTGCCAAAGCTCTCCAGCCGATTCTCATTGCACACATCGCAGAACATGTTGCGCTGCTGTATCGCTTGCGGATGGAGAAAGCTATGGGCATTGATATGCCGGAGCTGCCGAATCTCCGTGATCCTAAGTTTAAGTTCGATGATGTTCCACAAGAGCTTGATGATGCAATCGCAGAGCGAGCTGCGCAGGTTGTTCAGAGTGTCCCGCAGATGCAACCAATCCCCGGGCTGGCTGGTGTTGGTGGTCAGCAGCAGAATCCTCTAGAGTATGCAAAACAGCTTGCACAGCTTGAGGCTGATGCTTTGAAGGCTCGCACTGAGGCAGAGATCCAAGCTGATCAGGCCAAGGCACAGTCTGACATGGCTATCGATCAAGCCAAGGCACAGCAACAGCTCCAAGCACAGATGATGAAAATGCAAGCTGACATGGAAGCCAAGATAGCCAAGCTACAGGCTGAAGTTCAGATCGCACAGCAGAAAGCAAGTGCAGACATGCAATTGGAAGAGGCAAAGGCTGCTGCCGAGATCCAGCGTGATAATGTTAAGGCAGCACAAGAGGAAATTTTATAATGGCAGACCCAATGGACCGTTATGGTCAGAGCTTCACACCTTCCGGCCCAACCTCCTCCGGCATGGGAGCGGTGACAGATCAAGAGATCCAAATGATGAATCGGATGGCACCACCTCGTCAAGGACAGCTTGAGCAGAGAGCCTACCAGTCCTACATCGAAGCTCTCAACCGTTTGCGCGCAGCTGAAACTGCAGGCAACCCGAATGCAATGGGAATGTCCGGTGCTCCAGATGCACAGAATCGTTTGAATGCTGTCCGGCAACCAATGGGTTCTGGCTCCACAACTGATGCTGAGATGAGAACTTATACTTATGAAGTTGACGGCAGACCAGTTCAGATGACGCAGGAAGAAATGATGCGTGCTGTTCAGTCCGGTCAGATAACACCGGGACAAGCTGCATCAATGTCGACTGGTGTTGCTGATCCAACTGGTGGTGCGACGAGCGATGCCGACATGGGTGCCCTTGGAAATCTTCCAGAAGACATCAATGATCTCGGTTCGTTTTTAAGAAATCTTCAACAGAAGGGAAATGCACAATGAAAATCATGAATTGGGTTAAGTCTCGAATCGTTGAGCCGACAAGTTGGATTGCTGTTGGTGTTGGCGCTGTTATCCTATCGATAATTGTTCCTTCAGCAGCAGTTGTGTTTTTAATCATCGCTGCTGCCACAGTTGGCCTCGGCATCTTCATGAAGGAGAAAGGGAATGGCTGAAGACGTAGTTGATATGCGGGCAATGTTTGAAGCCAAGATGGGCTTCTCTGCTGACGATGTTCCGCTAGATGACACACAGCTCGAGAACTTTTTGCTTCTCTGTCACGAAACTATGCTCAAAGATTCTGGCATGATGGAGGATGAAGAGATGATGGAAGACGAAGAGATGCAAGTCAAAGTCATCAAGATCCACGATGGAGATGTCCATGGCATGATGGACAAAGTGCTTAAAGGTCACAGCTACTGATGGCTGAGAAAAAACTGACTAAAAAGCAGAAGATCGCCAAGCTCAAAAAGCAGAAGCCATCTCTCTATCGCAACATCAACCTCAAGAAACTTGGTGCAGGCAAGACTAAGAAGAAGCGCAAGGTTGGCTCCAAAGGTGCTCCAGCCAAAGGTGCTTTCAAGCGTGCAGCAAAGACTGCGAAGAAGCGATGAAGAAATCAGTCGCAGCTCCCAAAGGTTATCACTGGATGAAATCTGGTAAGGGCCACAAGCTGATGAAAAATCCAGCTGGTGGTTATAAAGCGCACAAAGGTGCGACCTTGAAGGCTAACTTTGAAGTTCAAAAGGTGCACAAAAAATAATGGCTACATACAAAG